GCTGATAGTGCATGGTCGATCATTGAGGCTATGAAGGGCTGCCGAGGGGATGTCTCTGTGACTGTTCTCGGTTCTGCCTACAGCGCAGCCTCTATGATTGCTTGTATGGCTAATGAGTGCTACATTGCTGAGAGTGCAGACTTCATGCTCCACACGGCTCACTATGGCTCTATCGGTACAGTACCTAACGTCAAGAACCAGACTGACTTTGCTACCAAGCAGATCAACAAGCTACTGGATACCTGCTACACAGGTTTCTTGACAGCTAAGGAACTTGATGAGCTGAAGAACGGTAAGGAATTTTGGTATTCAGCAGACGAGGCACAAGCTCGCATGTTAAAACGATATAAGTATTTAAACAGCCTGAATAAGCCTAAAAAGCCTAAAAAGGAAATAGATGTTCCAAAAACTGAATAAAACTTGTTGTTGTTGTAAAGGAGAAAAAGACATTTCTTGTTTTAATAACTCGTCAAGATCAAAAGACGGAAAACAAGCAAGATGTAAAGAATGCGTCCATCTTTATTACTTAAATAATAAGAGTGTCCGCTTACAGAAGAAAAAGGAATACTATGAAAAGAACAGAGATAAAATATTAGCTGCTGAACATAAAAGATATAAGAAACAATCAGAAAGACTAAAGCAGCAGGCACGGGATTTTAGGAAGAACAACCCAGATAAGCACAACGCCTTAAACGCACGTACACGAGCTTCTAAACTACAGGCACTCCCTAAGTGGCTGAACGAAGATGATAAGTGGATGATGAAGGAGGCATATTCTCTGGCTCAACTGAGAACCCGCTTATTTGGTTTCATGTGGCATGTGGATCATATCGTACCCTTGAGAGGTAAGAACGTATGTGGTTTGCATGTTCCGTGGAATCTTCAAGTAATCCCTGCAACTGAAAACTTGAGTAAAAGTAATCAGTGGATTGAGTAAACGAAAAAGGCCACTAGAGCGTCAACTCTAGTGGCCTTATCTGTTTGTGCTTACAGTTTCTGATTGTGCAATACAGCAACTACAGCAGCAATACCGCCTGCGATCCACAGGATAGGTTTAGCTACCTTAGCTACCCAATCGAGGACTGTGAAAGCCCCTTGAGCAGCATGGAAAGCAGATACCATGTCCTCTGTATCTGTTGCTACTTTGTCTACCTTAGCTTCTACCGCTATGAGCCTCTCGTAGATCTCGTTGTGGGATACTTCCTGTTGTTTCATTTTCTACCTTTAAGTTCCATAATCTTTTCAAGAGTGCGTCCCCCAAAGTAGAAAGACATAACGAGCATTCCCCACTGACCCAACAACTGTACGTAGGACTCATTGGCTTTAATGCCATTAGCGTCCATGATACCGAAGATGAAGTATCCGGCAAAGATAGCTACAAGCGTCATAGGCCGGATATTCTTGGACAGCCAAGAGTCAGAGGACATATCGGCTACGTGGCGGCCAGTGAGGTTGTTCTGCTCAGTCTTGAACAGCTCAGTATCATTAGCCATCTTAGCAAGTTCGCCTGATTGAGCTAACTCCAAGAGCTTCACCTGAGCCTCTGCCTTTTGAGCAGGATCAGGGAAGAACTTGTCTAAGATTTTACCTGCGAAGGGTAAGAGTAGTTCAATCATAAAAGTGCCTCTTTTTCAGGTTCTCAGTTGCCGTAAGTAACTGTAAGTTTGCAGGGACATGAAGACCGCAAACATTTTTACCGTGTAAAGGGATAATGTGATCTACTTGATACTCTACACCAAGGGCAGCACTACGTAGTACAGCTAATGAATAGATTTCCTTGATAAATAAAGCATCTAACTCAGTCAACCAGTTAGGCGTTGCTTGCTTAACTGTCATTTTTCTTTTACGTGACCAGTTTCGCTTTTCAGCTTTTCTATTAGGCAAGGAAGCTCTTTCTTTATCGTACTTCCGCAGCTTATCTCCTTTAAGCTCTCTGCGGGTTTTGTCGTACTGGGCTTTCAGGGCTTTCGCTTCAGGAGATTTATCACGATTGGCTAACACTTCTTCTTTATTACGAAGATACCAGTTTCTCTTATAAATCTTATCCCGTTCTTCTTTTGTTAGAGCATTCATATATATTTACTTCTATGTAATTCAATATGAGGATAATCTTTAAACGTAATCCAATCCCCACCAGAGACAATTGGAATGTCCATAGACTTAGCTATCTTCTTGATGTGGTCAATTACAGGAATGTAGTACTTAGCATCCCAAGTAACTTCGCCATCTTTGATGACAGCAATGTCCACAGCCTTACCTGTGATGTGTCTACTGTTCATCGTCTGAGACTTCCCCGCATCAAAGAGAGCCTTCTGGCGCTCCTTAGTGCGTAGACCTTCAGTGATGGAGAAGTCCAGAGGACTGTCTTTGATAGCTTCGTTAAAGACCCTCTGCAAGTCTGGGTGGACTTGAGAGAGCCTCTCGGAGCTTTTAGTTCCGAATGAGAATGTCATTGAGGTGCTCCCATTTCTTTACGTAAAGATTCCAGTTCTTGCTGTTCAGCAGGGGAAAGCTGTACTGGTTGTTGTGGGCCTGTCTGCAAACGTTGCAACTCTTCTGGCGGTATTTTAATCTCACGATACATCTCTGCCAGTTTAGCAGCAGCAGCAGTGGCATTACCTTTACTTGCAGCCGAAGAAGCCTGTAAAAGCTTATTGGTAGCGGCGCTTGAGTAGGCAATCTTAGCGGCAATCTTAGGAGCAATCACAAGACTAGCGAGACCCGCCACAGCGCCATAACCTGCCCCCATTGAGTCCCCTGAATACACATTACCAGCAGAAGCACCCAACACGCTTGACAGAGTGGCCGCAGTAGCTAAATCTATTGATTTACCGCGCTGGCTCAGAATTTTACCTGCGTTAGCAATTACTTTAGCTCTATTCTGGACTGCCGGAGGGAGGATAGCTTGGAACTGTTCTGCGGTAGCTTTATCCTTTAATTTGTTTGCAATGTTTGTCAATCCCCCATCAGCAAAAGTCTTCTCAAGATAAGCACGTTGAATATTCTCAGCAAGTCCTGTAGTATCCACCCCCAGAGCTTTAGCACGATTCAACATCATCTGAGTTTCTTTCCAAGAAGAAACATTACCAGAACTAATGATATTATCGGCAATCTTTTCAGGATACTTATTAGCAGCAGTGGCTAACAACTTAGGATCGAGCTCAGTGATAGCCTGCTTGTAGCCGCTGTTCAATGCCTTATAGCTATCTTTCAAAGTAGGAGAAGCTGCTTCAGCGGCTGCATCCATTGCTTTGGTGATCTCCTGCACTGCTTTGTTTACGATGTTGTAACCTACCGTACCTTTTTCAAGCTCCCGCTGCTTTTCCAATAATTTAGAGCGCACTTCGTTAGCTTGTTTGAACGTAAGATCAGGCTTGATTGCTAATAAATCTTGGGCTTCTTTATAACCACTCGCGCCCATCAGACTAGAAGCAGACGCCCCTTCAGTCAACTTTTCCTGTGCCTGCTTAATTGCAGTAGCACCTACATTGTTAATAGACACCATAGACACAGGAGCTGATCCTTCTTTGTCCATGAGATTTCCAAGATTAGTTCCGTAATCCTCGTAAAGCTTGCTTCTTCCTTGCTTCTGTGCTGCTGTCAGCCCCATACCAAGCTCTTCACGCGACAGGACAGTGCTAGCAAGCTCGTCTGCTAATGCTGAGACTTCATTCGATAAGGCATTCTTCATCTCAATATCTTTAGCAGAAGCTGCTTTTGTAGGGCCGATGCGAGAGACACGCTCTGTCACTTTAAACAAAGTAGATTCAGGAGCAGCTTCTTGAATACCTAACGTAGTGCCTTGACGTTGGAGCATACGTTGAACTTCTTGCCTCGCTGCTAATTGCTCGGCTTCTGAGATTGAAGGGCCAAATAAACGGGTTCCTACAGGAGACTCTCGTAATGCTGTGGCTCCCTTAGACAGACCTCTTCCAACAACCTGCCCAATTCCTTCAGTGCCCGCACCCAAGAGAAATTCTTTAGGGTATTCTAAGGCCATACGAGCAGCATCTACTGGTTTATTCAGCCCGAAAGTTTCAATTAGTTGCTTACCTGCCGTACCTAATGCAGCGCCTCCTCCGGACAACCCCATACGGAGAGGAATACTGAGCTGCCCAACTCCGGGAAGCATAGTAGCAGCCATTGACCCGACCATCGGTAAAGTCTCAGCCCCAATCTCTAACGCTGTTTTGCGAGTCTGTTCCGGGTTATATTCAGGAGTTACAGCACCTGCAATAGGCTCACCGAGAGGGCCGTAGCCCATCTCTTGCCGCAGTGCTTCCAGTTCCTGTTGTTCTGCTTGTGTTAAAGCCATTATTGCCCCTTTGCTTTGCGTTCCAATTCAGCTAATCGTTTAAGCTTATCGCTTACTTCTTTTCTGGATTCCTCAGAACCTCTTACAAAGTCGTATTCAGATAGTTTACCTTTTTGCTGATACTCATTGGCTTTCTGGTACTGTCGTTGGTTAATTAAAGCATCCTTTTCAAGATTGCTCAGAATACCCTTCAAACCAGCTTTAGTTGTTGCCCCTTGCCCAATAGCATCCCCCAAGATAGCCATGTCTTTATCCGACAGAGAGCCTTTAAGAACAGTAGAATTACCGATCTTCAAGTTATTCTGCAATGAGCGAAGTTGCTCAGTCTCAGAAGTTCCTTTAATAGGGATACCAAAAGCTTCAGCAATTTGACCTGCTGTAAGTTTAGAATCAGAAGCAAAACCAGCAAAAGACTGATCAATCAAAGGTTTAATTGTTTTAACTGCCTCTAATGTCTGACCTGCCTGAATACCTGTATCCCTTAGCTTGCCAAAAGCCTCTACGTTAGATTTAGTAACAGCTTCGTCCTGCTTGACCTGAACATTGACTGAAGTACCTTTACCTTTGCGAGTGCTTTCCAGCTCCGCAGCAGCAAAAGCCTGCATCTGTTTCTGGAACTCAGGAGTACCTTCTTTCAGGCCAGCATCTTTAAGAACCTGACCATAAGTAGAAACTTTTACAGCTTCCGGAACCTCTAACAACCCAATATCATTACCTGCGTCTTGAGCAGCTTTGACAGAAGCAGGGGTTGCTTTAGCAGCCAAAGCAGCAAATACTTTCTCATCTAACCCTGCTGCTAGTTTCTCACGGTTATTCTTATTAATAACAGATTCTTTCTCACGCATAACTAAAGCTTGCTGCGCCAGTTGTTGTGCATCGGAGGGGTATTGCTCTTTAATGGCATTAGCCATCTTTAACAAACCCTCAGCACTGGTGATGTCGTACTCCTGCGCCGCACGACGCAAATCAGAAGCTCGTCGAATAGTAGGATCTTGGACATCCACACCAAAAGCACCTGCCAAACCTCGACCTAAGCCAGCACCTGCTTTATAGCCCATACCGGCTAAGCGTTGCTCTTGTGTCTGCTCAGCAAACTTAGCAGCACGTTGCTCATCAAGTTGACGTTGCATTGCTGCCTCGTCCCCTCCTAGCATATCAAATAATCCAGCCATGTTATTTCCTTATCAGTAGCCGCTAAGCATAGCGTATTGCTGTTGAGTCATGTTAGTGCCTTGCTGCGGAGCAGTCCTGCCACCTAAACCAGCAATCAACTGAGCGATAGGATCAGACAAGCCAGCAATGCCTCCTGTCAAAGCAGCACTTTGCAGTCCTGCCGCGCCGGATTGCAAAGCAGCATTGCGAGCAGCAGCAGCATTCAAAAGAGAGCCTTGATTCGAACCAGCAGCAGCTACGCTAGAACCCAACGCTGTACCTTGTGTGAGAGCGTTCTGACCCAAGCCTTCAACGGTCTGAGCACCGCTGAGATATGACTGCCAAGGAGCCAGAGCCTGTGTCTGCAAGCCGTAGCCTTGACCTGCCAAGGCAGCACCTGTACCGAACAAACCTGCGCCGTACACAGCTTGTTGTTGTGCTTGCTGCTGAGCGTTAGCAGCCATCTGAGCATCTTGTTGAGCAATAGCGTTGTAGTAAGCAGCCATTTCAGGGTTGGTAGCAGCACGATCCCCTGCCATTGTAGCGCCTGTGGCTAAACCACTACGGCCTGTTTGCTGTAGGTTGTTACGAATCTGTGCTAACTGTTGTTCACGCTGAGGAGCTAACAAACCTTGCTGTTGGCCCATCACCCGCTGTGCAGCAGCTTCAGGGGATTCAGCAATATACTGCTGACCTAAGTTGAATAAACCTTGAGCAGCTCCAGTCAGTGGAGCTTGAAAGCCCTGAGCAGCTTGAGCCTGTGCTAAAGAACCACCGGCCATGCCCAACAGTGCTTCACGCTGAGCAGCAACGTCAGGAGCTACTTGGTAGCCCGCACCTGTCAAGCGACCATTAGCGTCATAGTTAAAGCCTGAAGAGCCAAAGCGAGTAGTGACACCCACAGGGCGGAAGGCAGCAGCTTCAGCGGCTTGCTGTGCAGCAGCAGTGTTAGCATTAGCCACATTCTGTTGAGCACCCGCTGCTTGGTTAGCTGAGTAGATAGTGCCTGCTGCGTTGATTGCAGGCCCGATTAAAGATGTCCAATCAAAAGCCATAATTAATAACTCCCGCCTTCAAGTGTTGCAAGTAATGTTCCTGTCACAGTCAGATTTACTGCTGTGGCTGTCCCTGTCAGAGCAGGGCTGGCTTTATCAGCCTTTGAGTTAACTGCCGAGGCAATAGAATTGAATTCAGTGTCAATCTCTGTGCCTTTGACCAGCTTGTTAGAGTTCCCTGATGCCAGAGAATCTTTAACAGCAAAGTCAGTAGCTTTGGTGTAATTACTCATAGTAGTACCTTATTTAGTTCTTCCAGCTTTGACGTAACAATCAAGCTTTTGAAGAGATAATTCAAAACCATTGATTTCAGCTTCCATTCCGATCTGTAACACATTACCTGATCCCGAAGCATTGATCTGTTTGTTGTCGAATACAACACCTGCTGTGTATTCACCGATGTTATACTCAGCTACTCCATACTCGGCAATGTTGATATTACCTAAAGTGATGCTTCTAGACAAGAAACTAGGGCTGTAATCAAAGCCATACTTGACAATCAAATCAGCACCAGTGCCGCCCACCAATGTCATGTTAATCTTCTTCAAGATCTTCAATGCGGTAGGGGAACCGAAGTCAAAGTAGTTAGTGTAATATTTTAACCGATATGAGGCATCGTTGTCAAGGTTATTTTCGTATTTACCGATAAAACTTTCTTGTCCAAGCAATAAATCTTTACTCCGAGTGTACGCAAAGGCTTTAGGTGTGATATTATTCCACACCGTAGTCCTAGCTGCACCGTTCTGAAGCGTAGCTCTCATGTCAAAGCAGTAGACAATGTTAGTAGTAGGTAAGGACAACAAGTAGAAGGCATCCTTATCGGAATACACAGCTTTAATGTCTTCCGCCTGTTCATTCAGGACATCAGCTACCAAATCATCCTTGACGTTGAGACTGATCTCTCGCATAGGTGCTGACTTCTCCTGCACTGTACGCATAATAGAACGTACACCTGTATCGGACAAGAACACCACATCACCGCCTGTAACCACTACCGAGTCACGAGCTACACAGCCCACACCGCTAATAGAGTCAGTAAGAGTCATTGTTGAAGGGTCTTTAGCACCTGAGTAAATCAGGATTTGCCTACGACCAAAGATCATCAGGAAGCCGTTATGGGCTGCCAAAGCAATAACTTCATCAGCTCCGTTAGGCCATATCTGAGCTACGTTCAAAGTACCTGAAGTACCTGTATTCAGTACATGACCAGAAAGCAAGTCAGAGAACTGAATGGTATTCTTGTCCACTGAGGTATTAGCTGACCATGTACGGCCATAGGCACTGATTACACAGTTAGCACTCTGGACAGTACCTAAGTAGCCAGAAGCTTCTGAGATACGCCTGTACTGTGTCGTACTGACAGCAGGGTCAAACACCAGAGGAGCATGGCCTGCTTGATACAAGTACAACCGACCGTTCAAAGGAGCCATCTGCCAGTTGTCGTTAGAGATAGTAGGGGCTACGCCTCCACCGCCATAGGTCAACTCAGTCAGGGTAGCACCCACCAGTTTAAAGAGTTTATTAGCTCCTCCGGCAACGATGTAGCTAGTACCGTCATTGCCAATCAATTCGTGGATAGCTTTGACATAAGAACCCGAGAGAGCTGCAAGAGATGCGTGAGCAGTGCTCCATCCCCTACGTGCTCCAATACGTCCAAACTTATCAATAACACAGTTCTGAGCAACAGTAGCATAACCATTATCCAAGCTAACCGAAGAGTCTTGGAGGTTGAGGCCCTGAAAGCCCGGAGCTTGAATAGTTGTGGTTAATAGTTGTTCAGCCATTTATGTAGCACTCCATTCCATTTCTTCATTGTAGTGGTTGCGCTCAATAGCAACAGCATCTGCCAAGGCTAAACGGTACATCTGGTAAGCTTCAGAACTTAACAAGCCAGAATCCTCACCTCGCTCAGCAATAGCCTTAGAGTAAGTCAACATAGCTACCAAATGATCAGGCACTAAGATACGTGTGTTGTCCACAACCAAATCAGCCTGAGGGATAACCAAGTTAAAGCGAATGTTATACACACCATCAGGGATAGGGTACATATCCACTTGAGTATCGCCATTAGAGTCTACACCGTTAAAGTTGTAGTACAGAGGCTCACCCTTTTGAGTATCAGTCAGGAGATACTGTCTGTTCATCCATGTGGAAGGGGCGTAACGTAGATTAAAGTCACTGGTGTCGTTAAGAACATCCATGACCCTAAAACGTGTACGAGAACCTGTCAGCACATAGTTGAATACAGCGTCAGAAGTTACCGCTGTCAAGGTATCAGTTAAAGCGTTCCAATCGTAGGCATCTTCTACCTCACGCTTGGCATCATTAATCATGACTCCAATCATAGCGCTGTACTCAGTGTCATTGACAGAGGATACTACAGGCTCACGCAAGCGTCTGAGCACATTGTTAACGATGTCTAAATACGTAGCCATTCTTAGACTCCTTCTTTCTTATACAATTCAAAGGTGCAGATAGTACTGAAAGAGCTACCTGCTTCACTCGCCATGACAACAGTATCGCCTTCTTCCATGATCACATAAGCACCACCATCCATGCGAACGTAACTACCTGATGCGATAGTGCCGTTGTGCACGTGGATGTTTGCGGATGCACTATGGTCATGCCAGTAGGCAGCGATGCTCTGGGTAGAGCCTGTATTGTTAAACAGGTACATCAGTGACCACTTAGCATAGTAACCAAGCGGAACTGTGTACACTGTTGTAGGTGTCGCTGCTGTGAGGTTAATACCTACTGATACAGGGCGTGTCATCGACTAGCTGCCCCGTCAGTGCCGTTATCCGCAGGTAGTGGCATGTTGCCCTCGGCCAGCCATTCCAGGTACTCAGTGTAGTCTGTGTTGGCGGGGTCAAAAGGTATGAATGCATTGTCAGCAATGCGCTTGATGCAGGTTGCTGCGCCCATTGGGGTGTCGGGTAGAAGTTGGTACATGATTTAAAGCTCCGCAGAAAGGTTTACCACTTCCCAAAACTGCCCTGTGGCAGTTGTCGACAAGCTTCTATAAGCGGAAATGTATGCAGGGCCTCCCGCGTAATTAGAGGTGTTAGCGGTCACGTTGATTTGTGAATATGGCCCCGTATTCGATCTCTGCGCGGCTGTTGGGCTGGCTCGCATGACTACTGGAAGCGAGAGCCAGCACATTATGTTTTGACCTGCTGGCCCATATCCAATCGCACCAATGTCCTGAACTTGGCAGTACCGCTGACACATAATCAGCTCACGCCCGTAGTCCCTGCGCTCAAACGGGGATGCAACAGTACCTGCTTCTAACTGGACTCCGGTAATATAGAAGGTGGCTCCGCTTGTGCCGACTACTGAGGTTGCGCCTGTGGCTGAAATGTAATAAGAGCCAGACCAAGAGCCAGCAGTTCCACTATATGTCGAGCCAACACCCAAACCAAAATACAACTCAAGACCTTTACCGTTATCTTTAAGCCAAGTGCCAGAAGTATCCCCCGCAACAGTTACAGTCTTTTGCTCCCATGTGTTTGCAGATGAGATTGTGTATGTAAATGGGTAAGTTCTGGAGCCACCGCTGTTTGACAATGACCCGCCAAACGTGCCAGTAAGACTTGAACGAACCCAGAAAGAGAATGTAATTGGCTGTGCGCTTGCAGTCCCCCACGCAAGGTCTGCTACGTTAAACCCCTCAATCTTTTGCCCCACGTTAAAGTAACTTGCGGCTAAAACAGAATAAGCAGAAAGGGAGGTAACACCAAGATAGTTTGTAAACCCCGCTGGAGGAGTTACCGAACCAGCATTCTGCTGAACTGAGTATTTTGAAGCCGCAGATAAAAAACATTGCCAGCGATCAATAGAGTATTGAGCGTCAGTGGGTGTAACACTCGCCCCGTTATTCCTCTGGTCAATCCGCATGTCACCGTTGATGATGCGGTTGCGGAAGCCAAAGCCCTCATTGCTTGCCAGATAAGTGGCTCGATCCGCAGATGCGCCAGCCAACGTGGACAGTTGTGCGTCATAGGCTTGTACCGACACACCAATATCTGTAGGCTTCAAGCCTGTCAGTTCAACAACAGTACCTGAGCTGTTCTTGACGTACAGCTTCTTATCCGCTGTGTTGACAGCCAGCTCAGCACCTCCTGCTGCGTTGGTCAAGTCCCCCGCCAGGGGTACAGAGGATGCTGTGTCACTCTTTTTAGTTAACAAGGTAGCCATTAGTATGTGCCTCCATTAATCGTTGATGTCGTGTATAAACCGTTTGTAACCGTGGCTGCATTGCCATTAATGGAGCCTGAGATGGTACTAGAAAAAGTCTTAGTACCTGCTATCGTTTGATTACCTGTTATTAGTACCGCAGAAGCCAGTACGTTAGAAGCCTCTGTAGCACTCGCAGCCGCTGCCGTGGCGCTGTTAGCTGCACTCGTAGCACTATTGGAAGCACTGGTAGCACTGTTAGCTGCGTTAGTGGCAGAGGTGCTTGCATTACTTGCAGAGGTTGATGCAGATGATGCCGATGTAGACGCTGCCGATGCACTAGATGCTGCATTGGTAGCCTGCGTAGCTGCCGAGGTAGCCGAACTAGCAGATGTCGTTGCACTTGTAGCTGCATCAGAGGCACTAGAAGCTGCATTGGTAGCTGCTGTAGAAGCCGTAGAAGCAGAGTGACTAGCTGCTGTAGCACTACTTGCTGCATTGGTTGCAGAGCCAGAAGCTGCTGTTGCACTAGATGCCGCTGCTGTAGCTGAGCTAGCTGCTGCGTTCTTACTCGCTAAAGCATTGGTTTCACTGGCTGAAGCGTTGGTAGCTGCTGTAGAAGCTGTTGTTGCAGAACTTGCTACACTGGTAGCTGAACTAGCAGAAGCTGATGCACTAGTACTGGCTGCTGAAGCACTGGTACTAGCTGCTGAGGCAGACGTGGATGCCGCTGTAGCGCTGGAAGCAGCGTTAGTAGCGTGTCCTGAGGCTGTAGTTGCACTTGAAGCAGCAGCAGTAGCGGATGAGGCAGCCTCGGTAGCGGATGTAGCTGCTGTAGTAGCTGACGAAGCAGCCGCTGTAGCACTTGTAGCTGCTGCGGTTACACTAGAAGCTGCCGAGGTAGCTAAGGATGCCGCAGTAGTTGCCGAAGAAGCTGCTGCGGTAGCCGATGTAGCCGCCGCTGCTGCGGAGACAGATGCCTCGTTAGCCTTAGCAACAGCCAATAGAACTTCACTTGAAGCATCGTTGGTAGCGTCCCCAGAACCTCCGGGGCCACGATAAATAGCCATATAAATTACCTTTACTTAAGTTACCAACCGCCGACACCGGAGTTATCTGAAGCCGTGCTGTCAGCGGAAGAAGACGATGTTGAGTCTCCACCTCCGTAAGACTGAGAATTATCAGATGGTTGTGTTCCGGTTGACGTCCCTGTATCAGGAGGAGCGCTTGTGTTTACACCTAAGTTAGAAGCTGTAATAGCTGCTGCTTCTGCGTAAGACAAGCCCGGATTAGATGCTATTGTTTCATTAATCTGCTGTCCAACCGACTGAGCAATTGTTCCGTACTGCTGTGCTGTCAGGCCCTCAGGAGCCAGCCCCGCTAAGCTGTTAACAATACCTCCCAATACCGGGTCTGTCCCTGCTTGCATATATCCAGCGAACTGTCCTGTTGTGCCAAACTGATTAGCGAGAGATTGGGATGCCTGTACCGTGTCTGGAGAAGCACCAAATAAACCTTGAAGAGCAGAGGTAAAAGGATTAACCTCATCTCCTAGAGTGCCTCCATACAAGCCTACAACGTCATTAAGTTGATTAGCATTAAGAGCACTTTGATAGCCGCCGAGAGCACCTCCCAGTCCGTAAGGAGCTAAGCTTAAAAGAGCTTGTACAAGAGGATTGTTCAGATTTTGAATATTGCCAAACAAGTCGTATTCTTGTGGGTTAAGGCCTGTGCTTGAATCATATCCGCTACTTCCTGTATCTCCGCCTATTGGGGCAGAGGGAGGAGGCTGAGTAGTTGCAGGAGATTGAGCAGGCTGAGCATAAGTGTTGCCTCCATAATTAACCTGAGATGAATTACCATACCAGTCCTGCAAAGCCTGTGTGTCTAAGGACTGAGTGGGCAAGTAACCTTGATAGTAATTCTGAACCTGATTAAAGTACTCAGGGGTATATCCTTGAGTAGTTTGCTGCTTAAGCGAGTCAGGAAGCATATCACCAAATAAAGATGCTGTAATTTCAGCCATGATTAATCTTTCTTAGGACGACCAATATTGCGTTTTGTCGGTACTTGTTCAGAACTACCTACATCTTGTTCTTCTACAACTTCTTCATAGCTTGTGTGGGTACGCATAGTCTTAATATCATGCTCATGCGTGAACTCAAACACATTGCCTGATTGTTTGCATCTAAATTTAGCCATTGTTATATGAACCTTTCTTATAAGCTATCAAGAACGATAACGTATGAAAAAGGCTCCCTGCCTTGTGAGCAGGGAACCATTTAACGCTTAGGCCGGGACAGCCAGAGCAACAGCGGAGCCATCACGCAACTCGTCAGCACCGAACAGAACGTCAGCAGTGAACAAGTTAGCGAGCCACTCTTGTTTGTATTGAGTCTGAGTGCGAACACCCATTTGCTCAACCAACACAGCGAACTCTTTGTGAGCCAACAGGCAGATACGGTCACCATCGGTAGCAGCATCAGCGTTGGTGGTCACGAACACGGGGATACCGTACACGTTACCAATTTCACCGTTGCGGATGGTGTTAGAAGCACCTGTCTCGCCCACAAAGGCTTGCTCGGTGAAACGAGCGATACCCATCAAGGTGTTGCGAGTGGAAGGAGGAACGATCAAAAAACGACCGTCCATAGGAACATCGTTGTCGTCCAAGCGCTGGATCGAGCGGCGGATAGCAGCATCGGTCAGAGCACCGGCAGTACCTGTGTAGGCGGTAGAACCGTCAGCACCAGAGTAAGCACCAGTGTAAGCAGCAGTACCGTCACCACCGTTAGCCTTACGGCCCAACTGGATCAGAGTAGAGTCAACTTTACGACCCAGAGCGTAACCAGCGTCATCAGTGTAGAACTGACGCAGCGAGGCCAATGCCTGAGCTTCCACGATGTCTTCGATCAGACGCGAGTATTCCCAGTGTTGGTTGATAGAGACAGTCTTCTCGCCTTCGGTAGCAGCGATCAGGGTAACCTGAGTCGAAGCAGCCTTAGCAGAAGCATCACCACGAGTAGGTGCAGGAATGTGAACGGTGTCACCTTTCTTGCCCTTGAAGCTCATCTTCTTGACGAGATTGGCAGCAACCAAGCTCTTCTTGTAAGCAGCGATAATTTCATCAGACCAGACTTCTGGAATGAAGTTTGCTGCGGTTGTAACGGTCACGTTGTTAGTACCTAAAGCCATTTTAAAATTCTCCTAAGAATTAATATTCAATTGTTGTTTGTTATTTGACCCTGCCATCAGCATAAGCAGACATAATTTCATCCTGCATAGCTTCATAACGGTTTGGGTCGGTCATACGTAGCCGGATAAGGTCGGCACGGCGATATACTTTCTTCGCTGATTCACCAGTTCCACCAACATCAACTGCTGCGGCACGAAGGTTCTGCTGGCGTACTTGTTTGCCTGCGTCTTGTGTCTGTGCTGTCTTAGCTGTACGGATCTGTTTAAAAGTAGACAAGAGCTCGTCCGCTGCTGTGAAATCATAGTTTGAGTGAGCCATTGCATACATATTTAAACGTAGCGGGGAACCCTTAACCCATTCAATGAACTCACCATCATTAGCAATCTCAGCATAATCAGGATGTTTCTTTTGAAGCATCGACTGTGTTTGCATCGCTTGCATTTGCTGTGTTGCCTTTTTAGCGGCTACCACATCAGGGTGATTCTCAACTGCTTTCTGAACTGCCTTCTTCGGATCTTCAAAGAAATCAATCTCAGTTTCTTCATTTGGTTGTGCTTGTTCTTGTTTACCGGAGAGTTGCTGCTTAATCAGATCATCTGCGAGTCGTCGAACTTCTCCTACTTCCTGAGCTTGCCTACCAATGAGCTTTTCAGCCTCTTGGTGCATCTTTACAATGTCTTCAAAGTTCTTACCCTTGTATTTCTCGGGAACCTCGTTGACACCTTGTTTAACTTCTTCTACAGGAGATTGTTTCTGTTCTTCGGCATCCAATTCACTGATTGAATCCAGTTCTTCATTTTCAATTAAAGCCATACCTAACCTTTCCTTGCCCCGTGGGGTTCTAAGGATTAAATTTAAAATAGATTCAGAGTTGTGCTTATACAGCGTTCTGTTTCTGCTCGATTGTGAGCTTTTCAGCCCTTACTCTTGACCACTTATCGTAGGCATCGGGGAAAGCTCCTGAGAACCCTTCCAGTTTGCTACGAGGAGCAGCAAGAGCTTTGATAGCGTCCTTACCACAATGCGGACATACAATAGCCCGAACACTATCTTCTCTTAACGCTTCGGTGACATGGTTGTCAGCACATTTGAAGTCACTCATAATTTTCATTAAGTAACTCCTCATACACTTGCTCGCATGCTTCCTTACGTTTAAGAATCAAATCTAGAATGTCCAACTGTCCTAGTCGGTAATGTAATGATTGTTCGTCTTTCACAGTGCGAACATTAACTAGATTCTCTTCTATCTTTTTGAGGTCTTCTATCAACGATTTCCACCCATCGGTAGCCATCATTGCAAAAGAGTCCTCGTAATACTTCTGTAACTCTGGGGCCATTACGGTTATCCTTCGTTATGTTATTGTTTGTTTTTCATCATCTGAAGTGTTGCAATTCGCTCATTTGAAGCAATATCAGCAGCTTTCAGATTAACTTGTTTCTCTTTGAGCATCATGTCAGCCAGTTTCAAGCGTTTCTCAAAGTCATCACCGTTATCTAGGTTAGTAGCGGCACTTTGGATGACATCAATACGCATCTTCTCTGGCATTAACTGAGTCTCAACCTGTGTTTGCTGTGCTTCAGCACCGGATTTAGCAGCTTTAGCCTGTAAATCTTGGATTTGAGCCTGTAACAGGGCCATATTCAGCTGTTGCTGCTGCATCTGAGCTTGCTGAGCCTCTGGGTTAGGCTGACTCATCTGCTCAAGCGTCTGAATCAACTCACCACGATTAGTCAACGAGCTGTTTTGCAAGATTCCCTTGAGGATCAGGGGCAGAACAGGAGTATTTGGGCCTAATGTCTGCAACAGAGCAATCATTTGCTGCTGTTCAAACTCACGAGCCAAGATACCAAGAGTAGCTGTCGGGATAAAGTTCATGTCCACTGAAGGATAACGCTCACTATCGAACTGCATATAGCGATAAGCAGCTTTGTTGATGAACGGGATCATGAAGTCTTCTTGGAAGTTACTAAGAGTACGTTTGTACTTCTTAATAATTCCAGCCATCGCCATTGACATACCACCAGCGCCAGCGTCACGAGGGACGTTAGAAGGCATTCCGGCACTATCAACAGTACCCGTGGCTTGCAAGAGCATACGTTCAAAGTTCTGAGCAGCAGCGGCTGCATTACCGTCTGTCTGACCGAACTTGAAGGGATATAGAATCTCAGCAGGATTACCGTTAGTCAGGATAGCTTTACCGGGCTTAATCTCGAACTTAGCACCACGAGGTAAGCGGGTAGCGTCCATGGCAATCATAGGAGCTGTTGTGAGGGCTAAGGAGTCCATATAAGCACGAAGCTGACCATCAATGGCCTTCTGCATGTTATAAGCCTTCTCCACCGTACCACGACCCCAGAAGCGGCCGGGAACCGTATCATCTTGGTAGGCCAAGATAGGACGATCCTTCATCATGTAAGGGTTAGCTTCTGCCTTGAGCAAGATACCATCGTTAGCAATAACGATAATGGCCTCTACCAAGTTGCAGTGCTCATCAGCATCCGAACCTTCAGGGAAGATTTCTTCGTATTCTTCTTCTTCGCCATCAGTCAGGTATTCACGAGGAACCAAACCGTAGTAAGTAACCAGTTTAACCTTGTCATCCTGATACTGCTTCAAGTCCTGTGTAGGCTCTAAGTCTTGATCATCGTAGGTAGAGCCAATATCCACACGCTTGTAGATACCGTTCTCAATGCCTTCAACAACCTTGTGCAAAGAGACATACTTCTCAACAGCAACACCCATAGCATCTTCGATAGAATCAGCGTTAGGGTCAATCAAGAAGTTCTTAGGGTTGACTGGCTTAATCTTGACAGCAACACGCTCACTCTCTTTAACGCCGATAGCTGCTGTGTTAGCAATACCGGGAATAGCTTGAGTAGCTGGGATGTATTCTTTCTCTGACTTAACGATGATCTCGCCGATACCTGTACCGTAGATTTCAGCCATCAGTTCGATGTGGTCAATAGATTTCTTGATCTTGTCCTTCTTGAAGTCTTCCATCAACTGGTTCTTCAGATTCTCAACATCAAGAGAGTTACCGTTCACATCTTTAATATCATCTTCAATGTCAAAGAACTCGCCCTGACCGAAGATAGCCTCCATGATCTCAGCGTGACGTGTCTCCACAGCTTGCTGAGTGGCAGGGGAGATGATACGGCTACGTTCACTCTCACGGGTCTTGTCTTGGGAGTCCCACTGACCACGGAAAATACGCTCATATTCAAGCCATGTATCCATGTAGTTAGCATCCCGATGATCACGCCATCGAGTGATGTGATCAGTTACCCACGAGGTAAGTTCTTTCTCAGCCTCTGTGGGTTCCTCAAAACGAGGGTTGGTCATATCTTCCATTTTGTTCCTTTAGTAGCCCGAAATTGGGTCTAAAATTTCATATTCATCGTCTTCGTAGTCAGCGTTATAGTTAGCAATAGCAAGCTGATCCACGTAGGACAAAGCATCAACCAAGTCATCATGGATACCTACTGTAGGGAACATGATTAACTGGTCTTTAAACTCAGTCCAGTCACGCGCAGTATTGAAGCTTACTCGGCCATGCTCCATACGCCCTTGAAGGCTCCAGACAACACGGTCAGTCTTCTTCCTGTTACCATGAGTTAAGTCTTGAATATGCGAATAGATGTTATTCTTACGCATCAGGTCATTGAGATAAGGCAGAACAGCATTCTTCAATGCTCCTCTTTCAATGCCTACGGAGATCGGTTGATAGTCTCTGATAGCCTTTAAGATGTTCACAGCAGTCTCTCGGATGTCCCATCGACCATGCTCAATCTTATCTACCCACCAATCACCGTTATCTTCTACCTTGACGATGGCGATGGCTGACTCGTCTAGCCGCTTCTTAGCAGCACCTGCGTTCTTAGCCACATCCTCAAAGCCTGCCAAGTCAATAGCTACCACGTAACTACCATACTTAGGCTCAGTGGCTAACTTGAACCACTCTTCTTTGAAGATGTCAGCGCCTGCGTTATCGAAGCTGGACAGATATTCCTGTTTGAAAGCAAAGCTACTGAGTGTACGCTTGGCTGCTTCAACTTCTTTAGGGTCAATAGTCTCGTTATCTTGAGTGGTGAAGTGCCATGACTTCCATTCCTCATCTGTCTCTTCTTGGCCTAGCTTATAAGTATCATAGAACCAATTACGACCAGAAGGAGTAGAAATGAACAGTGCTCTGCCTTTCTTGTCCGACAAAGAAGCTCGAATAACCTTTTCCCAAATCTCCTGCTTAATGAAAGCACATTCGTCCAGTACCACGTACACAAGGGACACACCACGAAGACTATCGGGGTTATCAGCGCCTCGAACCAGAATCTTTCTTCCGTTGACAAGGGTAATCTCAAGGTTGTTAATGTGAGAGGACTTAATCACTGGACGACCTAAGTCATGCAGTAAGTCCCAGATGATCGTACGTGCCTGCCCAAGCGTTGGAGCGATGTACATCACCGCTGACCCTTCAGGGCAGTTCAAAGCCTCGATAAGGAGCGTTACAGCCGACAGCCGGGACTTACCGCAGCGACGACCAGCAGCTACAACCTTGAAGCGATGAGAGTCTTTAAAGACCTCTTGTTGCCAGTTCAGGAGTGCAAAGTTAAGTTCAGACATCAATTATGTCCTCATCGCTAACACTGCTTACAGTGGGCGTATTCAAGCCTGTAATGTTGATGCTGATCTGAGGTGCTCCACCAGCTTGTTTAGCCGCATCGAACATAGACACAGGGAGGATACGATCAACAGCTAACTTCATAGCTGCCATCTGTCCGGGATGTCCGTCAGTCATGGCAATCTCTACCATCTTGTCTAAGATACGACGACCGCCAGTAGCGAGCAATCGTTCCTTGAACTCTTGAAGTCTGGCAGCATCGCCAGCAGGACGACCTACCTTACCTTTGGTTCGATCCTTCACTGCTTGAAGGTCAGACTTAGGTGGCCTACCCTTACCTCGTAACTTAGGCTGTACTGTATCTGTCATGCGCTTGCTTTCTTGCACTCTTTGCAGTAGCTAGAGTAGCCAGAGTAGCTTTTCTTATCAGCGTAGAAGTCAAACAACTTCTTCTCTACACCGCACTTAGCACAAGACTTAACACCCTTGCTTAAAGACTCTTTAACAGCTTTCTGCTGTGCGTACCTACTCTTGTTATATTCCTCACGCTCATCCTGTGGTTTAGACAAATGATGTAAGTGTTCTGTTAAAACCTTAGTTTCTTGAACGTCATACAGACGTGGTGTGTTTTCCATTTTGATTCCTCTTGAAAAGCTACAGGTGTTCAGACACACGCACCTGTAAACGTGTTTCAAGCCTATCACTAGGTGTCTTTTGTTTGGTAGACATACCTTAAGTATAGACACCCTGTTAGTTAGACAAAACATCTATGCTTACCGTGCTTCGCACTTAAAGTACTTTAAAGGAACGTATAAGTTAAGAACTTACTAAGTTAAATATTATAAGTACTTGTTATAAGTAACTGTTAGTAGGTTAACTTATACATTCGTTGTATCAACTGTCCAGATTCCTGCTTAGCAACATAAGAGTCCATCACCTTCTTCGTCACTTCATAGTACAGTATAATAAGTATAGCATGCTTTTGTCGGAATGCAAGCTTTTTCTTCATTTTGTTACAATTATTTACATATGTTACTTTCTTAAGCCATCTACTTCTTACATTTACGACTATGCACTCGTAGGATTGTCTAGTCTACCTACTTTCCTTTACCGATCAACTACTTAGCGCTTTAAGGGCTGAGGCCTAATCTGTCCCTAATTAAGTCTATTTTGACCTTTTTGTGAGCGTCAGCAGTGACGTTAGTCACGTAAGGCTCCATTTCCTTTTTTGTGAGCGTCAGAGGCTCCTGCAAAGTTAAACACTAAAGCCCTACCCCTCCCCCCCATGACTTGATAGTCTGCAAAGTTACTAAGCAGTCACAATCCATACAGTCTAGTCAGTGACTAAGCAGTCTAGTAAGATACTAGTCAGTCACTTTGTCAACACTATAGGTAGTGTCTGAACTGGGTAGTGTACGCTATAGGTAGTGTATGCCTGTACAGTACTGTATAGAAACACAGGTGTGAGAGGCAGTGTAGGTGCCTACAACGTACACTACAACGTACACTACAACGTACACTTGAACGTCACACATCAGAGACCCAGCAAAGGATCAAGGGATCAAAGAGTTGAGTCTGTTACAAACTGTTACACTTTAAAGGTCAACAAAGGGTTGACAAGTCACAGGATGGGTATATGATTCAACCATGCCAACGCAATAGTGCAAGGCAGCCACCAAGGAAACATCATCATGCACAAGATCATAGACACTATCACTGCCATCACTATCGGCCTTATGCTTACTGCATTGGCCTTGCATTACTTTGACGTCCTGGTCAAGTAAGATACAATCAGTCAACACACACACGGGAGAATACAATGAAAGCATGGACAATCAAGCAACTCTACGAAGCGCTTCAACATGATCTCACACTGTGCCATACTGCCTTTGAGCGCTCAATGGTCAAGGCCATTAGCGGCAAAGAGATCCGTGAGAAAGCTATCGAATGGGCAAAACAACGTAAACTGACACCTATGGAAGTAGCTATCGCTCAAGAGTACGGCTATCAAGGGGAGTAACATGAAGAGCATTGATGATCTGTATGCTCTCGCTCGAAGTGTAGGCGGCTCTGTGTATTCTCATGGAGACTACGGTCAACGACCTACAAAACTGCTCTTAGGTTTTGCAGAACTTGAGCGCCTTTTAGAGGGGTTTGAAGTAGAGAAACGCCAAGCCTACTTAGAGGGCGTGAAAAGTGGGATTGAAGCGTCAAAGGCTTATGGCTCAGAGGTTCTGGTTAAGTGATTCCACCGTGTAAGGTTCTGACTATGTTAGAATCTTATGCAGTGCAATTAAGTGCACTAGATCCCGCCAGTGATGTACTGGCACACCTCAAGGACTTACACCATGAAACAATCAATCAATTTCTCTCAGTTTGTCGATGCCTTCCGTGCTCATGATCGCTATGATTCCTTTGGTTATGCAGGCCTTCGGGTGATCTTTGACTATTTGGAAGACTACGAAGAACAATGCAACGAAGAAATAGAGCTTGACGTTATCGCCATTTGCTGCGACTACAACATAATGGACATCGAAGACATCGTTAAAGAATACCGGATTGATGTCTCTGATGTTGACGCTGACGATTTGGAAGGGTTTGTATTGGAGTATCTGAACAACAACACTATGGTGTTGGGTCAGTGTGTTGATGGTGTTGTCTTCCAATGCTTTTAAGGGGCCTGCCATGAATGAAAATCTTATTACCTACACTAACCACGATGGGGTTAAGCAAACAATTAAGGGCTTGTCGTTATCCCAAGATAAGGTGGGCCGATATTGGCTTTGGCACGATAGCTTAGAACAAAACTTGGCATACAAAACTAAGACCCGCGAAGATACGCTGTTGGCTGCTTTAGATTCTGCCCTGTTCCTGCTGAGTCTCAAACAAGAGCGAATCGATGAGCTATCCATTATGTGTGACAGGGTTCAAACCTTCATTGAAGCTATTAAAGGAGATCAAGATGAGTCGATATGAAGTCCAATTCAAATCATCAGGTATAGTAGCTTTCAGCGCCTCTGAACGGGGTATCTGTCAGCACTGGCTAGAATGTAACGACTATGAACCTGAAACGCCCTGCGTTGACCTTGATACTAACCTTGTTCGGTGGGTTAGGGGTGAGTGTCTAGGCTTGTTCGTCCTTAAGAAAGTAAACTGACTATGTGGCCTTTCCCGTCCTTTCCCAACCCACTGGACAGCGGCCATAAGAAGCCTAAATTCAACCCTTCAAACCATGAAGATGCACCATTGTGCAAGGAGTAAACGAAGATGAACATTCAAGCAATTACACACGCTTACCGTGACTATGGCGACCCTTACCCTATCGCATTAGAGGCCGAACGGCGTGCCTTTGCCGAGGGAAACATAGAATTATCACAATGCTATGCTTTTATTAGTGATCTATTGTTAGAGGTTGAAAGGTTGACACCTAATGACTAAGATTAAGCAATTCGCATACACGATCAGAGGCTTTGAGTTCTACGGTCTCTGTGAGGCGCAATCTATCGAGGCTTTGCCCTTGATCGTTACCTGCACCGACCTCTACCTCGAACACTTGCCGGGTGACCACGATGTAAAGAACATCGTTGACTATCAGGTGATCTTGGACATCGAGGACATGGTTAGATTGGAGGCTGAAAATGCCTAACTACCCTAACCACTGGCTAGTGCTGTCAGTAGTGCTTTTAGCTTATATGATCGCGGGATACTATGATTCAATACATTATTGAGCTTCTGCTACCTTCACGAAAGGCTCACCGAGGCCCTTTAAAGGCTCAGGAAGGCCCTCAACTCACCAAAGACATATCCAAGGAAGGATTTACATCATGACACGCTGCGTTTGCTGCAATAAACAACTGAATGACTACGAATCAACACGTAGACACGCCATCACCAATGAATTCTTAGACACCTGCAATCGGTGCATGAAGGACATCCCTAACATTCCGACCAAGGACAGACAGGACTTGCTGAAGGAAGCTGACTACGATGACGATATGGACAGCGACTACATTGACGTAGAAGCCAAGGTTGTCACATCTTGTTACAATTTAGGGCTTGACAAGGATTGAACTGCGGATATAATAATACTTAAGAGACTGAGACGTTGCTTCTATGCATTGATGTTAACCTACTATAAGTTACTTATACTAAGTACTTATAACATTAACGTATAAGCATTGATGTAAACGTCTTAGGACTTTAAAGTAACATTAAAGTCTCTATGTAACATAGACAATGTTAGATTGTTGTCTAAATGTTACTAACTTTCAACAACTGGATGTTAAAATGAATGATTTGTCTATCACCATGTACGAAGAACTTGATGCACAGGAGCAAGAACTTGTACGCTTTGAGTGCTGGTATCACTCTGTGATTGATGATATGGCTGGTCTTATACGTGCCAACGGCTATGAACAGGTCATGTATGACGTAATGTGTGCTGTGAAGCGAATGTCTGAGGATGAACAATGATTGTCTCACTGTTTGTGGGTGTCTTAACACTTTTAAAGGTGGTGCTTAAATGAGCAACAACAACCCGTATAGCTTGATCGTTAACGTTGAGAACGCTACCTGTGTTGTCGAGTTCGATGTTGATCGCTTTGGTGACATCAACTATGAGACATGGGAAGTGTTCTATCACAAGGACTTTAAGAGAGACGCTAAGAAGATCTTAAACAATGACCAATGGACACTGGTCAATGACCTGATCCATGACAAGACATGGGAGTCCATTGAAGACCAGATTAAGGCACAATGGAAGGATGTAGAGGAACAACAGAGGGCTTATGATGAGCAGTACTAGCAAGTTCCTCAGGCATATCGCCTGTGATCACTGTGGTAGCTCTGACGCAAACTCGCTGTATGATGACGGCCATACTCACTGCTTCCAATGCGGTACAACAGAGCATGAACATGAAGCTGAAGATCGACACGTTATTAGACACAACATGGCACGAAAGATCGTGACACCTATGGAAATCAAAGGACAATTCAAATCAATCCCCGACCGAGGAATCAGTCAGGCAACTTGTGAGAAATACGGAGTAACGACAGATGGAGACAACCAATATTATCCTTACACTGACGCAGCAGGAGTTAGAACGGCTGTTAAACAACGCACTGTTTCTACAAAGAAATTCTCTATCTCAGGAGACTTCAACGGAGCAACTCTATTCGGTCAGTCTCTCTTTCACGAAGGAGGAAAGGCTCTCACCATCACAGAAGGAGAACTTGATGCTCTCGCAGCTTTCCAGATGCAAGGAAGTCTCTACCCTACAGTGAGCATCCGTAATGGCGCTCAGGCAGCGTTAAAGGACTGCAAAGCTCAGTATGAGTGGATCAATACCTTTGACTCTGTAGTCATCTGCTTCGATGCTGATGAGCCGGGGAAGAAGGCTGCTAAGGAAGTGGCTGAGTTGTTCGGCAACAAGGCCAAGATCATGCAGTACAAGGATGGATACAAGGATGCTTGTGAATACTTGCAATCAGGTGCGTCTAAGGAGTTTGTTAATGCTTGGTGGAGGGCTGCTCCTTATGTGCCTGACGGTATTGTCAACGCTGCTGATCTCTGGGAGGAAATCTCCAAGCCAGAGCCTGTGGCAGAGGCTCAGTACCCTTGGAAAGGCTTGAATAAGCTCTTGTATGGTATCCGCCCATCAGAGTTGATTACAGTCACCGCAGGCAGCGGGTTAGGTAAGAGTCAGTTCCTTCGGGAGATCTTATACTCCCTGTTGAAGACTACGGAGTGGAACATCGGTGGGCTCTTCCTTGAGGAATCTACTCGTAAGACAGCACGGAGTATTATGAGTCTCCATGCTAACAAACTGTTACACTTGCCTGATACGCCCACGACTGAACAGGAATTGAAGGAGGCTTTTGATGCCACGCTTGGAAGTAATCGTATCTATTTGTTTGATCATTTTGGTAGCAGTGACGTTGACAATATTAGCAATCGAATCCGCTACATGGCTAAGGCTTGTGACTGTCGGGTGGTTTTTCTTGACCACATCTCTATTGTTGTTAGTGGCCAGGATGTGGGAGATGAGAGAAAGGCCATAGACAACATGATGACCAAGCTACGCACACTGGTGCAAGAGCTAAACATTACTCTGATCTGTGTCAGCCACCTTAAACGTCCTCAAGGCAACCAAGGACACGAGGACGGTGGTAGTGTGTCATTGTCACAGTTGCGAGGCTCTGGAGCCATTGC